TTCTCTCCTCTATTAGTTAAGTTATAACAATGTTATACTATACCTATAACAGTATTGCAAATAATCAATTGGTGTTTTTTCCCTTATTTTACAATCATTTTGTAATGGGTATTTCCAAAGTATAGCTATCAAGGGTATAAAAAAGGTATAGAACTCACCGATTCTATTTATATTTTGGGCATAAAAAAAAAGCCGAAAAGAATCTTGCGATTCAATTCGGCTATATATATAAGCTTTTTCAGTATGCCCTTGTAGCTCAGCTGGTAGAGCAATTGATTTGTAATCACTAACAACAATAAAATTATTCTTATTATTATTAGCAAATTTGCTACTTGGTATATTATTGGTATAGATCACAATTGTTAGTTTTTATCTTTCTCTAGAATCAATACTATAACATGACAAATTTAAAGTCCAATTATACCTATACCAATTGATTCTGTACCCACCCTTTCCCACTAGCTAAAGCTAGAACTATACCTACTAAATAAGTAAGTATTCCTATTCGGTTATTGTGGAAGTAAAGATTTTAAAAGTTTCATTTCCTGATTAGAAATTACACCTTTAATAATATCTTCTTCATCATCTTCTTTTAAATTAGGTACTGATTTTTCAAAAAATTTTTTTTCTTTATCAGAAATAGATCCTCTCATAGATTTAAAATTATCTTTTAAAAATGTACTTGCCATTATTTACCTCTTTTTTTTTTCTTTGGTTTCTTAGCTGTCTTAGCAGCAGCTTTAAAGTTAGCAGCAGTTGGAGCACCTTTAGTTCCAACTTTTCTCATTCGTTCACCACTACCAGCTTTAATTCTTTTTCGTTTAGCATGAATGTTTGCGTATAGTCCTCTTTTAGCCATGTTGTTCCTTTTCTTGTTTAAGTTGTTGATCTATCTGTTGTGTGATTGTATTCAAAGCTTTTTGCCTTAAATCATCGTCTTTCTTCATACACTCATAGTGTGCATGACCAGTCTTATAAAAACTTACAAATGAGTCTGTGTTTACAATATTGCCTGTGCAATACTTGCACTTACCTACATCTGTAATAACATTAGTTTTTTTCCATAATTTTTTTACCATCTAGCAATTCCATTTTCTAAGAGCTTTATTTATTCTGCTATTAGGATCTCTTGCAGTTTTCTTAGAAGTAAGTCTTTTCTTCATACCTAACATTCTGGCACAAAAGCTCTTTCTACGATTAGCAGCTTTAGATCCTTTTTTTAATTTACTTGGTTTAGTAGTTACAGGTGCTTTTAAATTACCACCAGTAGCTCTATTGTAAGATGCTCTGCCTTTTGCATTAAGACCACCTGATTTAGACTTACCTGCTTTTCTTTGCCATGCTGGAGTTGCCATTATGCTCTAACCTTTGGTTTTTTTGGTGGAACTATTTGTTGTTCAGTACATACAAATTTAATAAAAATTTTATTTTTGTTTACATCTTCATAACCAATTTCTTCTAACTTAGAAATAGATTCATAGTTTCCAGCTATCATACAAGAATAGCCATCAACAAATAAATCTGGATATTTGTAAGGTGGTAAACAAGTGTTTGCTACAGCAGAACACATTATTAAATTTAATACAAAATTCATTCATCATCTTTCTTAGTCAATTTGTGTACTTGATCTTCTAGCTCTGTAATTTTTTTATTAGCTTGATCTAAGTCTTGTTGTGAGTGTTCTAATTTTTGTAAGCATCGTTTATTAGCAGAGTCCTTAGACTTACCTGCATCTTGCAGCTCAGCTACTTCTTGCTTCAATATACGAACTTGCTCTTTGTATTCGTTAATCAAATCTAGGTTATCAGACATCTATTTTTTTTTGAAAGTAGAAACACCTTTGATACCTAGAACAGTTGAATAGCCACCAACAATTAAACCTTGTAGCCATAGAGGAAAATTATTTATCTGTTCAAAGAAAGTATCTAGCTTTGCAATAATTTGTTCATCTTCTGAAAAGACTCCCCAACCTGCAATCAAGAGGGGGATGCTAATTAAAATTAAAACAAATTCATCTTTTAAATCGTTTTTCTGAGCAGAAATAGTTTGTTGTTTCCATTCAATTTCTCCAGAAGCCATCTTTTCTGCATGACGCATTTCTGCAACAGATTGAAGTTCTTTTACTTTTCTCCTGTTGGCAGCTATAGACATACCAGTCTTAATCATACCTGGAACTAGCTTAGCAGCTATATTAAACCACATAATAATCTCCTATACTTCTTTTGCTGATTGCATTTTTTTAGCAAGTTTATTTGCTCTATTAGGAGTTTGTTTTGCCCACAAACTGTCAAGCATTTGAAAACTAGCTTCACCATAATCTTCTGTGTCTAGTGCTTTCCACATATTTTTAAACTTACTAACTCCACCCTCACCGATTTGATAAACCATATTAATAATAACTTCTTTAGCTGTATTATTAATTGGTCTATCCCCTATCAATCTTTCTGCTGCACTTAATGTTGTTTGAAAATCTCTTTCAAATACAAGCTCACCCTCTTGTTTAGTATATTCAATACCATGTTCATATTCGTCATCAGGTGTAATCTTATGACCATAAAATATAGTGTCAAAACCCTCACTACATTTATAAATTTTATTTACATAACCCTCACAGGCTTTTATTTCTTCTTTGACTTCTTCGTACATATACAATCCTCACAAGTACATACATCACCATCCCAATGATGTAGGTGAAACTCTGCCTTGCAATGACAATTACAATGGCAACTCTTACATTTTTTTTTGTGTGTTTTTTTCTTTGGTTTAGGAAAATCAAAAGTTAATACATCATTAAGCTTTTCACTTAGGTTATCTAGCCAACCAAAAAATGTATATAAAATTCTATCTAACATTTTTTAGTTTCTTTCTGTTGTATAACTTTTTATTTTTAATAATTTTTTTTGAAAAATGCCTTAGCTGTTTAGCTATAAGATTTCTTTTTTTATTTATTTTACGCATTATTCAACAATCAATTTCTTGATTGAGAATGAGCCATCAATATTTTTTTCTAATTCTGCTTTTGTTTTAATACATCTATATTCAATACTATCTGAAACCTGTCTGTTAGCTTTTCTTTTACCAGCTAGGCAAGTGCTTAAATCAGGTTGTAATCTTGCTTCTTTAATTTCGTTATTGACCAATAAAAGTAAAGCTATAACTACTTGTTCCATTAATGACTCCCATTAGCTCTAACTTTATCTTTTAGATCCTCTAAATTTTCTTTTATTTTTTCAATGTCTTTCATTGCATAGTTTATATTGACATTGTTGTTTCTCATTGTTTCCATTTCTTTTTGAATATTTTCTACTTGTGATGCTATGTGTTCTAGCAACATAAATTGTTCTTGATCTACTGGTAATTGATTTGATTTTTTTAATAAATCAGCTTCAAATAATTCTCTACTTGTTTCAAGTGAGCCAATACGATTTTCTAATTCAAAAAAACTGATCGTTGCTACAACTGCACCAGCTACGATCATTAAAAGGTTTTTAGCTGGTAACTGTATGCCTGTGTTCTCAGATAGTTTTAAGTTTTTCATTAGTAATTAGTTGGGTTGCCAAATATTGCTAACAACACAAATAGTATTATTAGAACACCTGTAAAATAGTAATTCATAATTAGCTCCCTAGTCATTAGAATGATCTACCATTAAAATTTTTATACCTAGTTTTTTTTGTTTGGCAGTAGGTGATCGCCAAATTTTTCGTCTGTAAGGTTTTACATTTTTTCTAAATGTGTTTGTTTTTATGTCTAGCAATTGGACTTTGCCAGTAGGTGAAACAGTAATTAAATCAAATGGACATTGTGGATCACAAGCTTTAGCTACCCACAACCCTTGCCTACTTAGATTTACAATCTCTTGGTACTCTGCAATTGTGCCTTTGATATTTGTGCTTAGCTTAGTAGGTTTACTATTAGGCTTATCAAGGAGCTTAGACTTACTAGACCGACTGCCCATAGAAGTTTATAAACATTGTCCACTTTAGTATCTAAGTGGGTTAAATGATTATCCTTAATTACTGAAATCTTGTTGTGTATTAATTTGATCTCACCTTGTAATTTTATAATCTGTTCAGAATTTTTTTGTGATTGTGTAGCCATTATTCTGTTTGTCCTGCACCAACTGTTACAGCTCTTAATAATGCTAGTGCTGTATTATAATCTTTCCAATCTTGTGTTAAATCTATAAAAGCTTGAATACCTTTGTCGCTTGTTAATGCTTCTGCAATTATTTTAGAATTTTTAGAAAAAGTTCTATCATTATACCAATTTACAATACCATCTTTAATTGGAAATCCTCCAGCAACAAAAGCAACTTTGTTTTTACTTGCTTGTTCTTTAAATAATAAATTACTTGCAGTTGGTGATCCTACTTTACCACCTTGTGCAGTTGCTTTTAATATATCTGCAAAAGATTCTACTGCTTTTTTAACATCTGTTAATTTAACATTTGAATCTGTTTGTTTAGCTAATTCAAACAACATTTGTGTTAAGTTAGCTTTTTGTTTAGGATCTTTCATGATAGCATCATGGAATATAACACCTTGACTTAAACCTTTATCTATATGTTTAGATTGTGATTTTATAAAAGCATTATTGATATAACCAGTTACTACATTTTCCCAAGCACCAGCTACACCACTTTTATTCAAAGATTTAGCCATAGCAGTTATATCTGATGGTACTGCTTTAGTTTCTAAGAACTTCCACATTGTACCAATTTTATTTACATCTTCTGCATTTTTAGCTTTTTCTAAACTTTTAAATAATTCTGTTACAGATCCTTTTGTAATAGGTTTTACATACTCATCATTATATTTAATATATGCTTTTTGAGCTTTGACATAATCTTTGTTTGAACTCATAAGAGTATTTAAACTATCTGCCATAAATTTATATTTTTTAACTGCTACAAGATCAGAAGCTTTTACACCTTGATTAACTGTGCCATAAAATATTTCTCTAACACCTCTGTAAATTTCATGCATCGCTTGACCATTACCTTTGGTATTTTGTAATTTTTTAGCAAATTGTAAAATAGTTTTTGCATCAGATGGTTCTAAATTTTTTGCTAAATTTTTCCAACTTATAACAAGATTATTTACATCTTGAGAGTCGTAAAAAAACTTTTCAAGTTTACCACCACCTGCATTTAACCAAGCTGTACTTCTTTGTGATTGTAATGCAACAGCAGCTTTTTTTAATTGTGTGTAATATTCTTTATCAGAAACAAATCGTCTGTTTGTAATTACAATACCATTTTGCTGACCCCATTTTTCAATTATTCTTTTTAATTTTTCTGGTCGTTCAGTCCAATATTTGTCCATAATTTTTGCACCTACTATGGTAGATTGGACATTGGTTTCTGCTGATTTAATTGCAGAAGAACCTGTAACTTCTGCTGCTGATAAATTAAAATCTTTATCTATTTTTTTTATATCTTTTTCTATTTTTTTAGCTTTTTCTATAACTGCTTTTGTTGGCAACATATCTTTACTTAAAACAGCAAGATTACCTTTTTTAAGTGCATACAAGTCCATCATAATGTTAGTTCCAACACCAACAGCAGTACCTGCTAATTCATTTGAATTGTTAGTAACCAATTGATCAGCAGCACCACTAACAGCACCAGTGCCTGTAAACAAAGCTTTTGCTTTTGTGGTTTTACCTAAAATACCACCAGGTGCAGCATACTCACCCATAGTCATAGCATACTTACCTAAGTCTGATTTACTTTTATAAGTTAAAAAATTATCTCTTATATATTCGCCAGGTAAAAACTTATCAGCTTTTTCTACTGCAATTTGTACATCTGATTTCATTTCATTGGCTTCATCATTTGAAAAGCCAATAGCTTCAGCAGCTTTATCAAAAACAAATTCACTACCTGAGTCAATTGCTTGTACTAAATAAAATGGTAAATCAATAACATAAGTTATACCTTTTGCAGCACCTACAGCTCCAGATACAGCAACATCTTCTGCTGTTTGTAAACCAGTAAGATTACCCTCTGTTAAAATTTGTTCTTCTTGTTTAGTACCCTCACTTAATATTTTTTTTTCTTCTTCTTTTTTTAAATATTCTTCTGTATTAAAATTATTTAAAAATTCACTAACTGATGACATTATTACATACTCCCTGTTTTAGCTTTATAGTAAGTATCAAAAATTTCTTCCCAATCTATACCTTTGTATTCATCGTTTAATAATCCAATAATAGTTTCTTGATCATAACCATCTAACTTATAACTAATCATTAAATTTTCTATCATTTCACCAGATGGTTTAACTTTACCTTTAATATAATTTAAGTACTCTTTTGTATATTCACCTTTATCATTAGTTGCAGATTTACCTTTAGTAGCTAAAAATTCTCTAGCATTACTAATTAATTTTTCTTGAATAATTATTTGGTTCTTAAGTTTTGCTTTAAATGTAGATGGAGTATCTTTATCACTTGGAATAGACTCTTGAATCCAACCAATCTCTTTTTCACCAGCAGCTACACCAGTAACAGATTTTCTGTAATCGTTAAAGTATTGTTGGTTAGTTTGTAGCCAAGTTGAATAACGATTTACATAACCTCTTTCTTCAGTAGTTAATGGTTTGTTTGTAATATTTGCTATTTTGTCTTTTTCTTTTAAAAATAAAAATTTTGCTTTACCATCTAAACTTAAAAATTCATCATCAAAAAGAAGCTCTTGTCTTTTCAGATTAGTTAATAAATTTTCACCTTTAATAACTGTTTCAGCTAATTTTGTTTTGTTTGATTTTTGTGTTATATCATCTACATTTTTACCTGTTATACTTTGTGATACTATGCTGTAACCATTTTGTGTTAATTCAGTCGCTTTTGCTAAACCATCTTTTGTAGAAATATTTAATGTTTGTTTATCACCATCGTCATTTATAAATGTTGTAAACTTAGCAGCTTTAGGTGTAGCAAATTCATTTTTCTTTAGATATTCTAAAGGAAAAGCTTTGAACAATGCTTTATCTTCTTCTGGTACTTTATCAGCATAATCTTTTATTAATTTTCTTTTTTCTTCTTCTTGTTCCATAGCAGAAAACATAGATGCTGTTTTCATACCTTGAATTAAATTTGGTAAAGCTGCACCAGGATTTTGACCTGATAGTCCAGCAGTTAATAAACCAATACCACCCAAAACTTCTGGTGAGTATAATAAACCTTTAAAGGGTGATTCTGCCATTAGATTAGTCCTTGTTCTTTTAAGTAGTTATAATAAATATTACTTGCTGACATATTAGCATTATAACCAAACTGATTTGCGTTAGTTGTCATGTTTAAAGTTTTAGCTAATTTTTCTTTTGCTGTGTTGTATGTATTTAAAAAATCATTTGATATGCCAAGATTATTAGATGTATTAGAAAAATAATCATTAACCATTGAGTTTTCATTTGTTTCAACAGTTCTAAAATCATCAGGATTATCAAATGTAATTGTATTGTTATTTTGACCATCACCACCACCAGTATTATTATTTGAGTTATCAGGTAATGTGCTTCTATAATCAGTTTCGTTAAATAAATAATTATACTCTGGTGATCCCTCTACAATTACTCCATTAGGATTCCAATTTAAACCAGTACCTAACTCATACTCTTTTATCATAGCAGTAGTCATGTAATTATTTCGTCTTTTTTTGTTAGCAGAATTAGCAAATGGAGATAAAATTTCATTTAGTGCATTGACAGTAAAAAATGGTGAACCTGTTAATCTTTCAAAAGTTGTTTTGCCAGTTAGTGCATCATTAATATTTACACCTTGATCTACAAGATCAACTATGTTTTGTGCAACAGCAGTTTTTTGTTGAGACTCTGTCATTGCTGTATTGTATTGATTACTCTGTGTGCCTTGAAAAGCATCAGTAGATCCACCACCACTTGATTGTGAACCACTATCATCTCTACCTCTATCCATAGCACCAGATACATCGCCACCAGCTCTGTTTTGTCCAGGATCAGTAGAACCAAAACCATCAAAACTTAATAACCCAGATGCACCGATATTAGGCTCATTATTTAATAGAGAGCCATGTAGATTAGCTTCTAACAATAAACCTTTTTCAGCATCTGTGATATATGCTAATTCTGTATCTGGACTATCTGGTGATGATTTCCAAAACTTAGGTGCAGTAACTTCTTCTGTTTTACCTAAATAATTTTTTACACCACCTTGAACTGCGTAATCTTTTTCCATTAAAATATAATTCCAAGAACACTAAGTATTAATAATAACATTATGTACTTTGAAGTTTTTCTATCTATATCAACTTCAATATCAAAAATTATTTTTTTTAATTTATCCATTATAGTAACCCTCCTAAAAATCCTAAACCACCACCAATAGCTGCACCAAATCCACCAAATTTTGATCCGATTAATGCACCACCCATAGCAGTTGTTACAGGATTAGCTTGTGTTTGTGTTGAGCCTGTTTGTACTGGAAAACCACTAGCAATTGGATTTACCAAACTACTGTATTGTTGTAGTGAAGCAAAAGGTGCTAGGTTTTTTTGTCTTTCAATATTTTCTAATTGAGCACCAGTTTGTACCAAACTAGGTGTAGCACTAGCAATACCTAGTTGTCTTTGTCGTTCTCTTTCGTAAGCATCAAATGCCATTGGCATAGCTGCATCTGCAACACCTTGTATTATTTGTTGTTGATTCATTGCTGATCCTGGTGTTCTACCAGCACCACTAAATTCTGTATTAATTGCAGTTGCTATATCTGCTCCTGCACCTTGTAATAAAGGTGATAAAAATGGATTTAGATATTTACCAGATAATGTATCTGATAGCTGTTGTTGTGCAGCAGTACCCATTAATTCTTGTCCAGCAAGTCCTGTTATTGTTTGCTGTGAGGGAGCTACATAACCAGATGCTTTTACTCCTTGTCCATATAAATTTCCAGCTTCTGATATAATTTGATTTAAAGCTGGTCTTGCAGGTTCGTATGGATTTACAGTTTGTATCTGTTGTCCACCACCACTATTTCCACCACCAAATGACATTAATCATTCTCCTTTTTATTTAATTGTTTTTCTAAAACTACATGAGTTCTTTTATAATCTAAGTTTTGCATTATTTTATCCCAACCTGGTCTTGCAAAAAGTTCCATAGCATTACAGTCATTATCTATTGCAAACTTTTCTAGCTCACTTACTAAGTGTTGCCATTTTTGTCTGTGCCTACCTGTAACAATAAATATATTGCAAGATCGTTTAAGTTTTCTTTGTATTATTTCTGTAACTACAACACCATAATATTTATCTAATGTAGTAGATTTAGATTTATCCCAAATAATCCAAAGTTGAAATTTTTTTTCTTTTAATTTTTCTAAAACAAAATCACTATCAGTATAATTTCCTGAGTATGATAAAGCTTCTTGAATATTTTTAGAAACTAAACCCCAAACATCATTTATATTTGATGTAGGTATTTGTACTATATTCATTATGTAATGCTCAAATAACTTATTCCTATGTGAACACTATCTGTTGAACTAATTGTTGCTTTAAGTGCATCTGAGTTTTCTAAAACTAAAGGCACACTTAATAACTCCTCTGAATTATTTGCTGTAAGTGATTTTGTGTTAAATATTGTAAATTCTGCACTAGCTGAATTATCTAAAACATCCATAGATACAGTTGGTGTGTTACCAGTATTATTTGTAATTCTTATAGATTTTATAATTATAGTTTCATTACTAGCAGCAGTTACTAAAGTAGTTTCTGATGCAGTAGCTAAAGCTTTACCTAAAAATCTATATGAGTTAGCCATGACTACCTAGCTGTACATGGTACATTGTTTGAACCTACTAATGATTGACCAAAAGCCATGTAGATGTATGAAGAACCAGATTGGTTTCTGTCTCCATTTGAAGACCTAAATTTAAAACCATTTGATAAAAAATCCAACATATCTGTTGAACCTTCAGCACCTGTATCTTCTGCCAATAAATGTTTACTACAAACATTGTGGGGGTCTCTTTTATTGTCATGCATATCCCAAGAACTTGTATTAGATGTTTCTTTTGTTAAAACCCAAGCAGGTTTAAATCCTGTATAAACAAATGTTCCATCTGAATTTCCATTACCTGTGTAGCTTCCAAATTTTGAGTAGCCTTTTTTCTCTGCGAAGCAGTAAGCTATAGCATCAGAGCCATTTCCATAATGGTCTGATTTAAGTGTAAAAACTTGATTAGTTGGAGCAGTATTATTCATATAAGTAGTAGTAGCTTCTGCAGCACTAGAATTTAATACCATTCTTTTAGTTGCTCCAACTTTATGATGATAAACATCCCAGTTGTAAGCATCATCTAAACTACGCATAATTATCATTTGAGGAGCTACTCCTAAACCATGTCCAAAAGTATTTGATGAGTAACTTGTAGTATTTGTAAATTTTACAATACTAAATCCTGCTGTTGTATTTACTGAAACAGTTGAACTTTGACTTCCATCTGAATTAGCTGAACCTGCACTAGCTCCTGCACTCCAACTCCATCCTACAAAATTTCTTGAACTTCCATTTGTGTCTGTTTCTGAACCTACTGTAAAACCATCAGTTCCAAAAGCTGTAACTCCAGGTACTGTATCTTCTGCAGCAGTATCATTCGGTACTATTCTTTTTTGAACACCTCTAACAACATCATATAAATTATGTTTTCTAGTATCTGTTCTACTCTTAATCCAAACCATATCAGTTTGATGACCAATACCTGTTAATGCTTGTGATGAGCCATTACCTGACCAAAGTTTAGTATTAAAATAATCTGTAGATTTATTAATTGTTGTGTAATTTGCCATATTATTCGTTTAACCCCTTTGTTGATAAAGCTGTGTAGCCAGTTGGTACATCATATTCAA